TAAGTTATATATCTTATGGATGGCCGTGGTCATTTATTTTCGATAGATCAAGATATAGAGATGCTTACCATGTAGACTATAAAACAGGACTAAAAAATGCTGAATTAATGGATGAAGATTTACGAGAGATTGTAGGGAAAATGACAGCTTTAAAAATGCTTAACGTTGTCGGAGATGGTCTTTTGGCTGGTTTTTCATCATCTTCTATATCTTTAGATGGTTTGTCTGAATCGTTTAGTTCTACGCAATCTGCTACAAGTGCGTACTTTGGAGCCCGGATCAAAGTTTATGCAGATGATGTAGCAAAATACATAGAAGACAATAAAAATAAATATGGGAATTTCCTTATGGGTAATATCTAATGCCTGGAATCGGCTTAGGTGAGATAACACCTATAAACTTACAATTTCAAAGACAAAACTTTAACGCATTAATAGGTCGGCATGGACAATCTGTTAGATGGCTTATGGCTGAAAAGTGTTCTTGCATTGATCAATATATGAATGGAGATCCTAATTGTGCAGTGTGTAAAGGAAAAGGTATTGATTATACTGTCCCTACAAAATCTATAAGAGTTGAATCTTTAATAGCACCTATTGATGGTGTTATACAGCAAGGCAATGTGATATATGTTAAAGATTTTACTGGTAAAGAATACCCTATTACAACCGATGAATGTATAACTTATGCAGAGGGCGTAAAAAAAGGTCAACAGTACCAAGTTAAGTATACGGAAAACATAGAGTTATCTCAAACAGGTGTAGCGGAATATATAGCAGATAAATTATATAAAATAGATCTGCCCATAAATTCACCTTTTGGAGACATCCAAGGATCACTAACAACTGTTACGGCAAGCGTTGGAGGAACTCCATTAACAGTATCAACACTTTTTAGGAACTGTTTTGAAATAGAAGATGTAATTAATCCTGGAGATGTTGTTGATTATGTTTGTAGCTATGTTGAACCATTTACTTTTGTATTAGCTAACAATAACTTTACAAAAGAGGATAGAAGGTATCTTGATGAAGTTGGAGGTAAAGGTATTTTAACCTTTCCTCAGAGGTGGACAATGTATGAGCATGATTTAATAGTTGCTTTAAATGCTACCTTATCAAAAAAAGAAGTAATAATTTCTACAGGAGATATTGATAGTTTACCATCGTTTTATCCAGTTGAGTTATTAAGTGCTTCCACGTTAGTGTCTGGTGCAAAACAAGAATTCATACCTTATACAGATTTTATTATTTATAAAGGTAATCAGATAAAATGGATAGGTGATAGGCCAGTATCCGGAAGTAATATATCAATATCTTATACGTATAATCCCACATATAAAGTGCTCGGAGATATGCCAGCACCTAGAACAAGCGAAAATAATAGATTCCCAAGAAAAGTTGCTCTTATTCTTTATACCGACTTTAATTCAAGGGAGGGTATTTGATGTTTACAATGTCAATAGTTCCCAGTGATGATGTATTAGTGGGCTTATTAGCAAGATTAAGAGCTATAGGATCAGGGGCAGGATTAGAAAACTCTCAAAATGCTTTAAAAAGAATCTCTCAAGCAGTAGCTACTAAATGGCAAATGCAGGTAGGTGATAAAAACAAAATCGAACGACCTAAAGAAATAGACCCATACACTCAGCGTGTTTATTCAGAAGAGAAAATGGTTCACTGGTTAGAAAAAGGTCTACCAGCTTACGATATGAGACAAACACACACCAAAGGGAAGAACTCAAGAGTTGTAAAACCTAGATTTGGAGCCGGAGGTAAATTAATAACTCAATGGAAAGTAAAAAATCCTGATGGGTCATATAGAACAGTTATGGCCGGAAGCTCATATGCAATTATCCCTTTTAGTCATGATACAAAAAGTAAAGGAACTGGAGAGAATAAAACTCTAGGAGATGTTTATAAAGATGTCAGTAGGCAGACAAAGGCAGATAATTTTAAAAGAAGTTCCGTGATTAAATCACCTGCAAATAGCAATACCTCAACTCCTAATGCAATGGGAGATATGGTTAAAAGAGCAGAATATGATTGGGGATCTCGAATTGGGTTCCCTGATGAGCCAGAAAATGTAAATCTTCAGGGTATGGTTGTAATGAATGAACCTAAACAGAGTCAGTTTATGACTTTTAGGGTTGTATCGGTGAACTCTCCTGCTTCTTCATGGCAACACCCAGGAATAAAAGCAAGGCATTATTTAGAAAACATATTAAAAGATGGTCAAGAACAAATAAGAAGTGTTTTAGCGGAAGCACTGGGGAGAGATTTTGGCAATAATATCATATAGTTATTTACCGGTATTAGAAGAAGTTCTCATAGGAAAGATTGAAGCATATTTTAATGATGTGATCAGATGGTCAGAGCTGTATCCTAATTTTAAGAAGATTAGAATAAACAATGAATTCCCCTGGGTTCCTTATATGAATAAAAGTGCAGGAATGCCAAATCTAGCAAACATCCCAGAACTATTTCCATCTATTACTATAGTAACAACTCAAGACAATAAATCTCCAACTCTTTTTATGGATCAAAAAGAAGAAATTCTCCTTAAAACTGAATTCGCAGAAATGCAAGCTTTAGCAGTGGCCACAGGGTCAGTAATATCTCAAGAAGCGCTTGATTTAATGGAGGTTCATTTTGAGACTCATGAATCTTTGGTGGGGGCTACTATTTCCTATCAAAAACAGGACACAATGAATATTGATATAACTGTAGATGATCATACTGAAATAAAAGATAGGATATATGATTTTATTACAATGTATTTAGTAGGACATGGCTCTAAAGAGTTATCCAAGGATTTTAACATTAATATCTTAGGGGAATCTGTCCATGGTACACGTTCAGGGGTTTACAACACAGAGTTTGGTAGATTGCTGAGAGGATCAACAATACAGTTTAGAGCTGATTATAAAATAGCTCAAACATATTATTATACTGATTCAGAGATTATCAATACTGTAGAAATAGAGCATGATGTAATGATAGAAGGAGAATAATTATGGCAGAGGCAAAATCAAAGGTAGATGTAAATAGGAAAGTTCCTATTAATACTTATCTTAAAACTACAAAATTATCAAAGCCTATAAAGGTTATGATGGGGCAATTATATAAAGGTAAAAGTAACACTTTAGATAATTGGGAAAAAATAGACGAAAATACTAATAATAGGAGATGTAAATAATGGGCGCAAATCCAGCAAGTTTTAACGGACAACAGTTTTATGTTCCCGGAGCTTATTCACAGAGAAATTTTATCTCAAATGAAGGTGGAGGAGTTTCAGTTGGGAACATAGCAATATTGGGGTATTCAAGCTTAGGGAAACCACAGGAATTATTGGTGTTTTCAGACATTAATGATGCGATAGCAGAGCTAGGTAGTGGAGAAGGTCTTGATGGAGTTCTTCAAGCTTTTGAACCAGGTAATGACCAAGTCCCCCAGCAAGTAGGGTTCATGAGAGTAAACAAGGGGACTCAATCAAGCAGGAACTTTTCACTTGTTTCAACTCCTGTATTTAGTATTAATTCTGCTAATTATGGTGTACCTATGAATCAAGTAAGAGCTAAATTATCTGCAGGAACAATAGCCAATACTTATAAGCTCGAAGCAGAGTATAAAGGCAGTGAAACAGAAGATGATAATATTGAAAAATTATCCTTCTCGGTACAGTATGTAGGTGCTGGAACAACAGCAGTAATGACTATTGATGCAACAACTTTAGTTGTTACAACTGATGTACCAGCAGATGATTTATCAATTACACTATCTGATTATCCTACTGTTAGTGAGTTAGTTCAGTTTATTGATAATAATGCGTCATATGATGCAACAATTTTAGCTGATAATATTCTTGATTCATCAGAAGAAATAGACTTCGCTTCAGCTCAAACAATTCTTGCAAGTGCTTTTACTGTAAAAAGTAATTATCAAGCAATTTTTGATGCATTAGATGGAAATTCTTTTTTTACTGATGTAGAGAAAGAAGGAATTATTAGGACAGTCCCTACAATGGATACTGATTTTGTATATTTAACAGGTGCAACATCCGGTACATATGTAACTCAGGATTTTACTGATACATTAGCAGTTGCCGAGCAACAAGATATACAACTGATAACAACTACTTCCACTGAAGCTTCAGTGCATTCATTAATAAAAAATCACTGTGTTTCTATGAGTTCTATTTCAGGAAGAAGAGAGAGACAGTTTTATGTAGGTGGAGCATTAGGCGAAACAGCAGAAGAGGCAATTGCAAGAGCAAAGGTTTTAAACTCATCATTGGGTTCTTTGTGTTATCCTGGGTATAAGCAATTTAAAGATGGTAAAGAATATCTTTATTCTCCAGCGTTTTATGCTTGTAAGCAAGTTGGAATGGTATCTGCAACAGCTATAAATACTCCAACAACTTCAAAAAGTCCTAATATAATAAGTTGGGAAAAGATTCTTAAAACAGCAGAGTTAGAAAGCTTGATAAAAGGTGGAGTTTTGGCCGGTGGTGTAGACCAGAAAAATAACTACATAACCATAAGAGCCGTAACAACAACATCCAGCTCTTTAATTCAACAAGTTGAAGCTTCAGTTATGAGAGAAACTTTAATACAGGATGCAGATTTTAGATTAAGAGTAGAACGGGCTGTAGTAGGTACTCCTGGAATCGGAGAGGGTCAATTAACTAAAGTTGATACAGTATTTGCTCGAACAATATCCGACTGGTTATTAGAGGGTACAATAGTGTCTGTAGGTGGTAAAACATCCCAGGGATACACAAGAAGTTTAAATGGGGATACTATCCGTATAACCTATGGAACATGGAATGTTGTAGGTACAAACTTTGTATTTGTAACACATAATATATTAGTGCCAACAGCATAAAAAGGAGATAAGAAATGGCAGTACCAAACGCTAGTGAAAAAATAATTCAACAAGGTTATTCTTGTAATGTTCTACTTTATGGAGCAGACGGAGTAAGTAAAACGCTTGCTTTAGTTCAAAATGCTTCGTTTAATGAGGATAACCAGGTTGTGGGAGCACAATGTCTGGGGTTTTTTGGAGAGGTATCACAGGATGCTCAAGGGTATAAATGTACACTTACTCTTGGTGCATATGTATCTTTAAATCCTCGAGAGGACATAACAGTGCCTTTCTTAGATGGAGGGAATACAACTATTCAGAAATTTCTTAAAACTCGTCAAGAAATTGCTATTACTGGAAAGGGAAGTTTTATACAACAGATTGATTTTTGTTGACCTTGCATCCGCAACGGTGTACAATTCGTTTAATCAATGCACAATCACAACATACAGTGGTCAAATTAATCCGAATGCTTACGTAACATCAAGCATTCAATTAATGTGTATTGAAAGAACCATATAAGGGGAAATAAATGCTTAAAGGAAAAGATGATAAAAGTATCATTGCGCAAATGGCGAAGGGTGAGTATCCGAAAAAGGTTATCAATACTATTTATGGAGATTTTGAAGTAAAATATCCAAATGGTAGAGAGAATGGAATTATTGAGAGGAGAAAAGCTATACAGCTTAGTGGAATGCCTCGAACAACTTTTCCTGCTGATTTTTTAAATAGTATTCATAGAGATTGCACTTTAAGTATCGTGATCTCTTCTTATCCTGCAGATTTTATTGATGATTGGAAGGAAGATCACCTTGATAACTTCCCAGATGAGGAGGTGAAGAATTCCTTATTTAAGGAGTTTGAAATATTTTTCATCAAGACTCAAAAGGAATTATCAGGAAAATCTAAATAAAGAGTTTGATAATGAGGATTTAGAGACAGAAATAAGGGCGTGGTATTTAGATAAAACGAACTATTCTCCACTAGATCCTCATTATTCTAATTTGCCATACGAATATATCGAATATATGTATGTAAGATTTTTTAGTAAGCCTGATCCTGGAAAAATAAGGGATATCCTTGTTAGGAAAAAACAAGAAGATAAAGCTAATGAAGATTCAGATAGGAAAACTAAAGAGAATCTTGAAATG